TGTTGTCCCGTTCCTCAAAAAGTTTGAAAGCACTGTCAGATGCTGCACTCAAAATGGCATCCGTGGTGGATCAGCAACTGTCCACTTCCCAATCTGGCACCAAGAAATCGAAGACATAATTGTCCTTAAAAATAATAAAGGAACTGAAGATAATCGTGTTCGCAAATTAGACTACTCAATTCAGATCTCAAAACTTTTCTATGAACGTTTTCTCCAAAATAAAGAAATCTCGTTATTTTCCCCTCATGATTGTCCTGGCTTGTATGAGAGTTTTGGGACCGATAAGTTTGATGACTTATATTGCCGTTACGAATCAGATGAATCCGTCCCAAGAAAAACAATTGGAGCACACGAACTTATCCTCAACATATTAAAGGAAAGAGCAGAAACTGGTCGTATCTATATTATGAATATAGATCATTGTAATAGTCATTCTTCCTTTAAAGATAAAGTAGAAATGAGTAACCTATGTCAAGAGATTACTTTACCGACTTATCCTATACAACATATTGATGATCATCTTGGTGAAATTGCATTATGTATTCTTTCAGCAGTCAATGTTGGTAAGATAAATTCAGACAAAGAACTAGAAGAATTATGTGATTTGTCTGTCAGAGGATTAGAAGAATTGATAGACTATCAGAAGTATCCTGTAAAGGCAGCAGAAATCGCTACAAAGGCACGTAGAAGTCTTGGAGTAGGATTTATTGGTTTAGCACATTATTTGGCTAAACTGGGATTTAAATATGAATCACAGGAGGCATGGGATGCGATACATGGGTTGTCAGAATCCTTTCAATATTTTCTTTTAAAAACATCAAATAAGATAGCAGAAGAAAAAGGTCATTGTGAAAACTTTGGTCGCACCAAATATTCTGATGGTATCTTACCGATTGATACCTATAAGAAAGATGTAGATGAAATTTGTTCTCAACCATTAGAACACGATTGGGAATCTCTTAGAAAATCTATTCTTAAGCATGGGTTAAGACATTCAACCTTGTCAGCACAGATGCCCTCTGAATCATCATCAGTTGTTAGCAATGCAACTAATGGTATTGAACCACCAAGAGATTATCTTTCAGTTAAGAAGTCTAAGAAAGGACCACTCAAACAAATTGTTCCATCTTATAATACTCTCAAGAATAATTATACTTTATTATGGGACATGAAGGACAACACTGGTTACATCAACGTAGTAGCAGTGATGCAGAAGTTCTTTGACCAAGCTATCAGTGGTAATTGGTCTTATAACCCGCAACATTATGACGGTTCAGAGGTTCCTACTAGTGTTATGGCAAATGATTTTTTAACTACATATAAGTACGGTTGGAAAACTTCTTATTATCAGAACACTTACGATAATAAAACCGATGAAGTTGATTTATCAATTCCTAATACTGATGATGTTGGTATTCAGGGTAAATCAAAACTAAATAATTTACTTGATGAACTAGACCAAGCAGACGAGGAGGAGTGTGAATCCTGTGCAATTTAAAATCTCATCTACAGAGCAAAAACCTATGACAAAGGTGAAGGGCATGACCGTCTTCAATACTGAAGATGTTGATACTAAAAAACAACCTATGTTCTTTGGTGCTCCTCTAGGAGTTCAAAGATATGATAATTTTAAGTATCCTCAGTTTGAGAATTTAACTAAATCCCAGTTAGGATATTTTTGGAGACCAGAAGAAGTTTCGTTACAGAAAGACCGTGGAGACTATCAAACATTACGTCCAGAACAAAAGCACATCTATACAAGCAATCTTAAATACCAGATCATGCTTGATAGTGTACAAGGCCGTGCTCCTGGTATGGCTTTCTTACCTTACTGTTCTCTACCTGAGTTAGAGGCATGTATGGAGTGTTGGTCTTTTATGGAGATGATTCATAGCAGATCATACACCTATGTGATTAAGAATGTATATGCAGATCCTTCTGAAGTATTTGATACTATTATCAATGACCCACGTATTCTAGAACGTGCTGCTACAGTTACGGGTTCCTATGATGACTTCTTGAATGAAGCACAGCAGTGGGGTCAAAGTAATTTATGGCAAAATTATGATCCAACTTTAGATACATCCTTACCTGTTTTAGAAATGAAAGAGGTAAAACGCAAACTTTATCGTGCAGTAGCTAATGTCAACATCTTGGAAGGTATTCGTTTTTATGTATCTTTTGCTTGCTCTTTCGCTTTCGGTGAACTCAAACTCATGGAGGGATCAGCAAAAATTATATCACTCATCGCCAGAGATGAGAACCAACATCTTGCCATCACTCAAAATATTTTAAACAATTGGAGAAAGGGTGATGACCCAGAGATGCAAGTCATAGCAAAGGAAGAAGAGGAATGGACCTATCAAATGTTTGATAAATGCGTAAATGAAGAGAAGAAGTGGGCAGATTACTTGTTTAAGAATGGTAGTATGATTGGATTGAATGATAAGTTACTTCAGCAGTATGTTGAATGGGTTGCAAATCGCAGATTAAGATCCATTGGATTGAAACCTTTATATGATATACCAGCAAAGAACAATCCATTACCTTGGACAGAGCATTGGATTAGTTCTAAGGGTCTACAGGTAGCACCACAGGAGACAGAAGTTGAGTCATATGTTGTGGGGGGAATCAAACAAGATGTCAAAAAGGACACATTTAGTGGTTTTAAATTATAGTTTGTGATTAAATAAAGGAAAGTGTATGAGACCTTCTCCACCTTTCCCTAATTATCCTGAATACATGAACGGCAGATTAAAAAAGATAGATATGGCTGCAAGACTTGATCAAATGAAAGCAGGTCTTGCAAATCATAGTTGGTATCCTGAATGGGATGCACGTCAAAGAGGGGCAGCTCAACGCATTCTAAATAATGCATTGGATGTCCTTGACGAGTATGACTATTAAGTATGAGAATCCTTGGAGATATGATTCAAAAGTATTTGAATCTAGTGACATTGGAGATTCTTATGGATTTGTTTATTGCATAACAAATAATAAAAATGGTCGTCAATATATTGGTAGAAAATATTTCTGGCAATTCAGAACTCCTAAAGGAAAAAAACGTAAAGTAAAATCTGAATCTGATTGGAAAAAATATTATGGATCTTGTCCAGAACTTAAAGAAGAAATTCAACAATTGGGTAGAGAATACTTTAGTAGAACTATCTTATCTTTACATGCTAGTAAAGGTAAAACAAACTACGAAGAAACCAGGCAACTATTTACGAATAGAGTCCTCACAGAACAACTTGACGACGGAACGCCAAAGTTCTATAATAGCAACATCCTCTCAAGATATTTCAGAAAAGATTACTATGAAACCAAAGACGACTGATGAAATAGTCGCACATGCAAGAGAGTGGGCTATTGATAAAATAGAATCATCCGAACTATGCGGAGAAAAAATTGCACTCTATGCAGAATTTGAGGAGTGGATTGAATTAGATGATGTAGAACACCTTGACATCATATCATTAGAACAAAATCCAGAATGAAAAAATTTGAATTTAAACCGTGGGGTTGGTATCTAACTCTTGATGAACATATTGATTATAAAGTAAAAAGAATATTCGTGAAACCAAACGAACAATTTTCTTTACAATATCATAATAATCGTGAGGAACATTGGACTATCCTTGAAGGAGTAGGAACCATAACACAGGATGATATCACATCAACTATAAAATCTGGCGAATCTGCTTACATTCCACCTAAACAAATTCATCGTTTAAATGGTGGAGATGATGGTATATGGTTTATAGAAGTACAGAGAGGAGAATGTAGAGAGGATGATATAGTTAGATTAGAAGATGATTATGGTAGAGTTAAATGAAAGAACAATGTTAGTAGTAAGATGCAAACAATGCAATAAAGAAGTTAAAGAGGGCGATCATAGTTGTGGTTGTCCAAATATGCTTTTGGTAAAATGTGATACCTTTACCGCCTCTGATTTATCTAAAACTATTATCGTAACTGATAGTAGGAAGATAAGTAAAAAGGAAGGGTTAACCGACTCTGATCTTGCATGGCAGGAGCAAAGAAGAAAGCGTAAAATTCGCAGATTAAATTTTGAAATTAGATAAATAATAATACTTAAATCAACAACTTGTCGTGTAGCTTTAGACAAGGAGGTTTAGGAGAAGCATTTTAAAACCAGATGACAGACCACTCTATTGAGTCAGAACTCAAGGAAGTCCATAAGAAGTTGAGTGATATTGAAAAAAAACAAGAGATGATGTCAAAATTATATCAACTAGATAGGGACAAGAAAGCAAAGATGGGGGAAAGACCCTCCACACATATAAGGGAAATGATGTAGTATATTGTTATAAATAATCACTTGACGCACCTGCTATAATAGAAGCATATCTATGCCAACAATGACAGAAGATAAAATCAAGAGTATCTGTTACACCAAAGCAGAGGTGGATGCGATGGTTGCTGCTGCCGTAGAAGAGGCACGAGAAATCGATAGACTTTCTATGGAGAAGCATAATCGTGAGGCAACTGTTATCAGTATGATATTAGGGTTTACCGCACTTGCATTATTTCTTGATGGATTACTTCGTATTCTTGGAGTTATTCCACCTTTTGTAGGACTAGATGTAAATATTATAGATAAAATAGCAGATAGAACAACTCAAATCGTAGAAAACGATTTAGCACCTGTTCTTAATAAGATACCAAGGTTATGAACCCTGTTACCAATACGCTATTTCTTATCATTTGGTTTGGATTACTCTTTTGGGCAATTAAAACCATATCTCAAGGGTGGAATTTGTTCAGCAATGATAGTAATTCCTTTACAGATTTTAGATTTAGTGAAAATAAAAGAACAGTTACAAAATCTATTCATCCTGAGATGAGAGATGTAAAACAGGGTGATGAATTAATGGTGGTTAATTTTGGAACTAAGTCATGTGATATAGATGAATATAATAAATTGCAAGAAAGAATAAATGAATTGCAATCAAAGTTGGAAGATTCTATAGATGATGATGACGATGATGGTGATGTGCCAGCACTACTAAAAAAATGAAAGAATTTTTATTATTCATTATGAACTTTCTAGACTTTTGGTTTATACCATTGTTTATCTGTTTGGTTGTTGCTTTTATTGTAGAGAGAGTTGCAAAATTTAGAGATAATTTTTCTGAAACAGATATTGCAACAGCAGTTAGGGTTAGAAGATTTTTTTGGAATCAAAACTTATTGTTTAACATCACTTGGTTTTTATTGTATTTTGTAGTATCATTTATGTTACGGACACCTGCCTCGCAAATGCCTAACGCTGTGTGGCAGGGGTAGCCTATATAATTCATACAAATCAATTATCATGAAAATCTTTTTAGACACTGCTGAAGTATCTGAAATTGCAAAAGGATTCAAAACTGGACTTGTCGATGGTCTTACAACTAATCCTACATTAATTAGAAAGAGTGGTAGAAATCCAGAAGAAGTTTACCAAGAAGTAAAAGACTTAGGACTCCGTGACATAAGCATGGAGGTCGTTGGAAATGATCTTAATATGATTTCCGAGGGCAAAAGATTACACAAAAAATTTGGTAAGGTTGCTACAATTAAAGTCCCATGTACACCAGATGGACTTACTGCATGTAGAGAGTTATCAGAAAATAATATAAAAGTCAACGTAACACTTATATTTTCTCAAGCACAAGCAATCCTTGCTGCAAAAGCAGGTGCTGCATATGTATCACCATTCGTAGGTAGAGTTGATGACAATTCATTTGGTGGGTTGTGCCTAGTAAAAGATATTGCAAACGTTTTCCAAAGGCATGATGTTACTACTGAAGTTCTAGCAGCATCTCTTCGAGGAGTGAGAGATGTTGGTAGAGCTTTTGAGTATGGTGCAGATATTGTTACCATGCCAACAGCAGTATTTCATAAAATGTATCAACATGTTCTTACCGATAAAGGTTTAGAACAGTTTGACAAAGATCACGCAGCAACCCTAAACGAATGAAAACTATTACTATAGAAGAATACGTAAAAAATTCTGATAGTATTATTAAAAGAGTTGAACAAGGAGAAAAGATTGCGGTCACAGATGGACAAATACAAGCAGTATTAGTTCCATCTGATGAGTACGTTCGTCTTCATACTGAGGGAGGCAGTGCCGAAACTTGACATGTTTTAATTAATCCTTTATACTCTTACCGTCACCATAAAAAGCAATGACGCTTACTTCAAAGTTTAAGAAAGATCTCAGAACATTAGAGTCAGCAGTAAAAAAAGAAATATATCTTGATGTAAAAAACCCCAAACTGTATAAAAAGGTTAAGAAATATTACGAAAGGGAAGAAATTGTGGTATTTACTGGCGAACCACTGGAGGATTATGATATACTAATGGATGTAATAGCAGAAGACTTAGGGGTCTTAACTTAAATGAACGTTCTTCTTGACAGATTTCCTTATCGTTATGTTGAGTCTGGAACTCTAGATAATGGTAAACCAGACTTTCGCATTCAAAAGATGGATAGTTACACTAGAAGATACAAGGACATGTATCTTTGTGATAATGGTATGCAGTTGACCACTGCTATGGAAGACTTTGAGTACACCAAATGGTTAGATCCAGATGGTGTTCCTGCTTATAGTAAAGGTGATTATTATGAGTGAGGAGTTTACCAGAATCGCATCAGCACTTGAAAGAATTGCGACTGCACTTGAAAAGAAATGGCACATTGATATTGATCATGGTCACATAGAAAGTATAGACAATATAGAACATGGTGATATAGATACACACTATCACTCATTTTAATAAATAACATTAGATAAAAATAAGATCATGGCATTTAAAGGTACAGCAGGAAAATCAGCAAGCGGAGCATCAATGTCAAAGTATGATGTAGAAGTAGAAGCAAGACTTCAAGCACTTGAAAAAGCAGTTAAAGAAATTGCTGCTAAGTGTGATGCAAGGGCATCTGGTGGCGGTGGTGGTGGAGAAAGAGTTGATAAGTTGATTGATTGGATGACTAGTGTTCCTGCATTTGCTAATGAAATGCCAGTTCATTATGATGAGGAGACAGGGCAGGACAATCATCATTTAGATTTCTAAGTTTTGATTTCATCAAATATGTAAAAGGGGGTTGACATACCCCTTTTTTAATGCAATAATATATTTGTTGAGTTGACGAACCCAACACGGGAGTGACTGAATAAACTTGCTGGCATAAGGCTGGTTAAGGTGATGTGTCAGGCGTGGTGGCCGCTGGAGGAGTCTCCAGAATCGATTTACCAATCGGGACATATACAGTGCGGTAAAAATCTACTCAATGTAGCAATGCCCCTCACTTGTAGGTATTACATTTAATCCTACCTCCCACCCTAAATATTAAAAATTAAATTAGATAATGATTGGTTTTAATGCTCTTGGACATCTTGGAAGATTGGGAAATCAGATGTTCCAATTCGCAGCATTAAAAGGTATTGCTAGAAATAGAGGATATGAATATTGTCTTCCACCCTCAAACTCTACAACTGAGTGGAAAGACCATCATCAATACTATCATGCTGTGGGTCAAGGTGCTGCACAGCATTTGTTATTACAACCATTTAAGTTATCTAATACAAGTCAGTTAAATTTACAATATATTGATAAGAAGAGACCAGTAGTTCAAGAAGGTAGTTTTACATTTAACGAAGATTTATTTAATAACTGTCCTGATTGGGTTGACCTACAAGGGTTCTTTCAAACAGAAAAATATTTCAAGCATATAAGAGATGAGTTGAAGAAAGACTTTGAGTTTAGAGATGACATATCCATCCCATGTAAAGAAATGATGGCAGAAATACAGGAACCAGTATCTTTACATATTCGTAGAACAGATTATATTACTAATCCTAATCATAGTGCTCTTGATCTAGGATATTATGAGAAAGCACTTAAGCAGTTTGATAGAACTTCTACCATTGTAGTGTTCTCTGATGATCCTGATTGGTGTAACGAGCAGGAGTTATTTGCTTCTGATAGATTTTTAGTTGCAGAAGAGAATAGTGCTTACGTTGACCTGTGTTTAATGACTTTGTGTAAGGGGCACATCATTGCTAACAGTTCTTTCTCATGGTGGGGAGCATGGTTATCTGATAGTGAATTAGTAGTTGCACCAGAAGATTGGTTTAGGGGTTCAGAGAATGCAGATAAGGATACTAGTGATATAACACCTAAAAGTTGGATGAGAATCTGATGAAAGTTGCTATTACGTTTATTGGAACAGGAAAATATCTAGACTATCTGCCACAATACTATGAAAATATTGAAAAATATTTTCTACCTAATAGTGAGAAAACTATACTTGCATTCACAGATGGTGAATTGAATGACACACCTGATAATCTTATTCATTATCATCAAGAGCATCTCAACTGGCCCTATATTACTCTCAAGAGGTTTGAGATTATCAATAAGGCAAGGAAAGAGATTGATAAAAACGATTGGGTTGTGTTTATTGATGCTGATGCTATTCCCGTAACTACTATTACAGAGGAAGAATTCTTTCCAGACAAACCTTTGTTTGGTGTACATCATCCATGTCATGCTCTTGGTATGGAACCACATAATAAACCACCTGGTGCATACGACCAAACTAAAGGGTCAGAAGCATATGTTGATTATGCAAAAGAAAATCCTGAGATATATTATCAAGGATGTTTCTGGGGTGGTAGAACACCCGAAGTGTGTGATATGATAGACGAGTTAGAGGCAAGAACTAATCGTGACCTAGAAAAAGATATCGTGGCACTATGGCATGATGAGAGTCACATTAACAGATACTATCTTGATAAAAAAGAATTGGTACATACGTTCGGACCTGAGTATGCATTCCCTGAAGTATTCAAACAGCATTGTAATTTTGAACCAAAGATAGTACATCTAGCAAAAGATAATTCTGAATATCAAAAATGAGTATAACAAATAAAATTATTACTAATAAAGATTTAATTGCTTTTAACAATTATCTCGACAGTAATAATTTAAGAAAAAGATACGGAGACAGACCAGATTCTCTTTGGTATAAGGAAGATTGTTATGTTAAATGGGCATCATGTTTAATGATGTTTGATGATGTAAAAAGACCTGCGATAAAGGTTGTTGATCTTGGTGTTGGTGATGGTCCTATAGCTCATGCAATCTCTCATCAAGGATATGATGTTGTAGGTGTTGATTTAACTAGAGTAAATCATCCATACCAAAGTTTAGTCGTCATGGTATTGAAAGATGCTATAGAATTTCTTAAAGGATATGAAGATGAAACGGTTGATGTATTTTTAGATAGTTGTTCTGTAACTCATTTTAATTTTACTAGTACAACTAATGATGGATGGGCAAGTGTATTTAAGTCAGTTAAGAGAATATTAAAACCTGGTGGATATTTTTTAGTGTCGTCGGATATTAAATTTGAGCAAGATGCTGTAGGAGAGTTTATCAGTCCAGAGGTAATTGTTAAGACTGCTGAAGAGTGTGGGTTGACATTAACATCAGAAGTTGATTATAATAGAGATGATGCTATAAGTAGAACTGAAACTGGTTATGGTGTTCTTGGTGTAGCAAATTTTTGTTTTAAGAAAACATGATTAAACTTTTGATTATTGATGTTGATGGTATCATGACAGATGGTATCAAATATTACAATCGTGAAGGTGAAGTAAAATTAAAAACATTTTGTGATAAAGATTGGACATCGATAAAAAGGTTTCGTGCATCAGGAGTGAATGTAGTATTTTTAACTGGTGATGGATATAATGTAAGTATACTTGAGAATAGAAATCTTCATGTTATCACTAATCGTGGAGAAGGATTTCATAGTGATAAAGCAAACTACTTAGAAGATATATTGAATGAGTATCAGTGTCGTGCAGAAGATACTTCTTTCATAGGTGATGATTTATTTGATATAGGTATTATGAGAAAGGTAGGATATCCTATCTGTGTACAGAATGCACCTGCTATTGTCAAAGAGAATGCAAAATGTTTACCTGTTAATGGTGGTAATAATGTTTTGATGCACCTGTTTGAATACTTGGAGTCATCTAACTTGATACCTTCACTTAAGTATGAGGAGGTGGTTGATAAAATCTATGATTTAGATATAAAGGAAAAGTTCTAATGAAAGATATATCTCTCTATGGTCATTTGACTATTGATACTTTACTTGAGGGAGAGACTGAAAAGAAAACTCTTGGGTCAATAGCAAATGTATGGAAAGCTTTATTAGAATTAGATTGCAGTTTGAAAATTGGATTGTCTCCTATGGATATAGGACATGCTCTAATCTATATTGATACTGAGGCAGCAGCAAGATATAGTAAAGGCACATTAAATCTTAAAAAAATTACTCCGAAGATCCATAATTCAAAGGTGCATCATTTATTATACTTAAATGAAATGTCTGACACTAGATTTATATCTTCTCTTGATGGTATAATCACTGCAGATGTATGTGTAGGTAAACCGCTAATGAAAGAGGTTCTACCTCAGATAGATTATCTTTTTATATCTGATGAGGATTGTGATGACTTTGATGGATTAGTGGAAGCAACTAAAGGATGGGTGATACTTCATAGTGCAACTGGTAGTATTTTTTCTAATGGTAAGGAAAGGTTTAATTGGAGAATGCCTGAGAGTGATATATTGAAGAATGTAAACGTTTTAGGTGCAGGTGATATGTTTGCTGCTTGCTGTCTGTATAAATTATTAGGCGAAGATAATGATATAAGAGATTGGATTGAATTTGCACATCGTAAAACTACTGAAATTCTTAGGTATTACACAACATGAAACCGAATATTCTAATCCCTATGGCAGGTCTAGGGAGTCGCTTCGTCAAGGAAGGATTTAAAGTTCCAAAGCAGATAATCAATATTAAAGATAAGCATCTGATTGATATATCGTTAGATTGCCTTGATTATAAAGATTGTAATTTAATCTTTGTACTCAGGGATGAGCATGTATATAATCATCATATGGATGAACTTCTCAAGAAGAAGTTTGGTGATGATATTACGATAGTAATTTTAGATCAATTGACTGAAGGTTCTGTATGTAGTTGTCTGTTTGCTGAAGAGTATATTAATAACGATGCTCCACTTGTAATTCATACTTTAGATATAGAATTCCGTCCAGTATTTAATCCTCATGTGATGGAAACATTGAATGCTGATGGATTGATTCTTACTTTCAAATCTAACTCTATCAATTACAGTTATGCTCAATTGGATAATAATGGTATTGTAACTAAGACGGCAGAGAAGAAAGCAATAAGTCCGAATGCATGTGTAGGAATCTATGGATTTAAGAAAGGATCTGATTTCTGTAAGTATGCTAGAGAAATGATTGATAGAAATCTTAGAACTAAGAATGAGTTCTATATCTCACCTCTGTATAATGTTCTCATTGAAGATGGTAAGAAGATTGTAACTGAGGATGTGGATAAGATGCATATCTTTGGAACTCCTGATGAGTATCATTTCTATAAGGATAATGTAGTACAGAAGATTGGAGATAAACCAATTGCTCTATGTTCAGATCATTCTGGATTTGAGGCGAAGGAACAATTCAAAGAACTTCTTGAACATAATAGTTTAGAGTATATTGATTTTGGAACTATCTTGAATAAAGATTGTGATTATAGAGATTACATTGCTCAGGCTGCTAAGGCAATACAGGAAAATGATTGTCACTTTGGATTTGGATTCTGTAGGTCAGGGCAGGGTGTGAACATTTGTGCTAACAAGTATAAAGGTATTCGGTCAGCATTGATTTATAATGAGTATGCTATGGAGATGTCCATCAGGCATAACTGTGCTAACTTCTTTGCTATTCCTGCTAAGGGCACAGACCAAGCAACTCTTGCTAGGTATTTAAAAATTGCTCGTGAAAATAGTTTCGATGGTGGCAGACATCAAATTAGAATACAGGAGTTAGAATGAAACAATCAAACATAAACGATTTTAAGGGAGGATGGTTTGTTGGAGACTTTGAACCATCAATATTTAAGAACCCTTTCTTTGAAGTAGCACATCATAGTCATAAAAAGGGATGTGAAACCTTTCCACACTACCATAAAGTCACTCAAGAGTTAAATTATATTTTGCGTGGAGAGGTCAAAGTATCTGGCAAACATTTTAAAAGTGGAGATATGTGGATATATGAACCCAATGATGTGTCTGATGTTGAGTTTTTAGCAGACACAGACTTGGTTATTGTTAGATGGCCATCAATTCCTTCTGATAAGTATATGGTATGAAACTAATTGCCCATCGGGGAAACACGCATGGACCTGATGCTAAAAAAGAAAACAATCCTGATTACATTGACAAATGTTTATCAGAAGGGTATGATGCAGAGATTGATGTAAGATACGATCCTCTAACCACTGTCTTTTGGTTGGGTCATGATGAACCCCAGTACAAGGTAAGTTGGAAGTGGATGGCAAATCGTCATGAACTTCTATGGATACACTGTAAAGACATAACAACTCTACATGAATTTACAAAGTATGAGGCTACTGGATATCAATATTTTTGGCATGACCAAGATGATTTTACTTTGACAAGCACTAATATAATTTGGACATTTCCTGGTAGACCTTACACACCAAGGTCTGTATTAGTGATGCCAGAACATAATACTAAAATTAAAAATCTTAATGACTTACGGGCAGTCGATTGTCTTGGTATTTGTAGTGATTACGTTGCACATTTAAAATGAAACTTGCACTTTGTTTTTCAGGACAACCTAGATTTGTTAATGAGTGTTCTGATTTAATACTATCTAATGTTATACAGGACTATAATGTAGATGTTTTTGCACATCTATGGTTTGATGATGCACTGCAAAGTCAACCTTATAAACATGGTGGGGATGGTAAATGGAAAGACCAGAGGATACCTAGAACTGCTATTGATGATTTTATAAACAAATATAATCCAAAAGATATACTAGTAGAACCAAGTAAATTTTTTGGAGACCCAGACTTAGATAAAGATTTTGAGTTGTCAGAGAAAAAGTATTGGGCGGGTGGTATAGAAAATCAACCCAATTTTCAAGAGAGACAGATAAACAATAGTCTTTCATACTTCTATAGTTTATCTGAAGCAAATAGATTGAGAAAACTATATGAATATGAGAATAAAATTAAGTATGATTATGTTATAAGGTGTAGAACAGATAGTCAGGTTAATGAAAAAATTACTTATGAGAATTATGAACCACAAGCAGTGCATTTTACGTCACTGATGGCTCCTCCACCATTCTTAAATGATTGGTTCAACTTTGGTGGTTCTGAAGCGATGGAGGGATTTATGGGAGTCTTCCCCTTGCTACGATACTTGATGCTTCAAACTAAATGCAGTCGTGAAGATACTTGGTGTATTGAGTTAGTTCACGTTGAACTACTGGAAACTTTGGGTATCCCTCTCGAAAGACATCCATTCTCTGTTACTCTTCCTAGATTCTAATGAAAATTGTTATATGGGGGCATCCCCTCTACTCACATACACATTCCTACGTTCATCAGGGATATTACAATGGGTTTAAAAGTTTAGGTCATGATGTCCATTGGTTTCATGATGATGATTATCCAGAAGATTTTGACTTTACTAATACCTTATTCATAGGTGAAGGGTTTGCTGATAAGAAGATACCTATCAATGATAGTAGCACATACTTTATAATGTATCTTCCTGACCCAAGGAAGTATGATGGTGTGAAGAGATTGGTTGATGTTAGATTGACTGCTACTAATTGCAAAGATCATATCTATGACTTCTCGTTTGACCAGAGTAAAGCAATAAGTATGGGTCCAAGTGTATGGTTTGAACCAAAGAAGAGTGGGTTAGTACATATCAAGAATGATTATATAGATGTTGATGTGCCTGATGTAGATAAGATGTACATTAGTTGGGCAACTAATCTGCTTCCAGAAGAGATAAATTTTGATGACATGTATATGGAAAGAGAGAATGCCATATACTTCTGCGGTACTATATCACCACACGGTCAATGTGAGAATTGGTCACTATGGGAACCATTTATTAAGGAGTGTTCAGAGAATGGTATAGACTTTCATTGTAATGATGTATGGTCTAATCCTCTACCATTCAGTGAAGTTCAGAAGCAAGCACAAAAATCTATCTTAGGTGCTGATATACGTGGACCTTGGCATGTAGAAACTCGTGTAGTAACTTGTAGAGTGTTTAAGAACATAAGTTATGGTCACTTAGGTATGACTAACTCAGAGCAAATCTATCAAGAGATGGATGGCAATATGGTATTTAATTCTGATACCGCACAATTGTTTCATGATGGGATGTCAAATCGTAAAAACTATGATATGATACGTAAAGGTATGCAATACGTAAAGGAGAACCATACGTATGTCAATAGATGCAATTCGGTTCTTAAGATCTTTGAGGAAGGTGAATGAAGACTGCTTTAATTACAGGAATTACAGGACAAGATGGTTCTTATCTTGCTGAACTTTTATTAGAGAAAAACTATAGAGTGCATGGATTGATTCGTAGGAACTCCACATCAGATGGAACAGATCGAATCAATCATTTACTCAAGCTCCCATCTATCACATTACATTATGGTGATATGACAGACTTTGCTTGTCTTGCACAATTAATAAAAGATATTCAACCAGATGAGATATACAATCTAGCAGCACAAAGTCATGTAAAGGTATCATTTTCTAATGCACTCTACACTGCCGATGCAAATGGTTTAGGAACTCTTCGTATCCTTGAGATTATCAAACTTCTAGGAATGGAAAAGACTACTAAATTTTATCAGGCAGGTACGTCTGAGATGTTTGGTGAAGTGCAGTCCATACCACAGAGAGAGGACACACCTTTCTATCCACGCTCTCCTTATGGTGTAGCAAAGTTATATGCCTATTGGATTACAAAAAATTATCGTGAAGCATATGATATGTTTGCTTGCACTGGTATCTTATTCAACCATGAATCTTCACGCAGAGGTGAGACATTTGTAACTCGTAAGATTACAAAAACTCTTGCTGAAATCACTAATTGTGTGAGAGAAGAACCATTAGAACTAGGTAATCTAGATGCCAAAAGAGATTGGGGTCATGCAAAAGATTATGTAGAAGCAATGTGGTTGATGTTACAACAAGAAGAACCAGATGATTTTGTGATTGCAACAGGTCAACAACATACTGTAAGAGAGTTTGTCAATGCTGCTTTTGATTATATGGGATATAAGGTAGAATGGGTTGGACAAGGATTAAAGGAGATTGCTAGAGAGTTAGAAACTGGTAAAGTTTTGGTTAGGATTAACCCAGAGTTCTATAGACCTTCTGAGGTTGATTCTTTGGTGGGTGATTGCACTAAAGCAAAAGATAAATTGGGGTGGAAACACCACTATTCTTTCACACAATTGGTGGAGGAGATGTGTAAATACGACTTAGAGAATACGAGGGATTGATTATGGAAAAGCATTCTAATATATTTGTTGCAGGTCACAATGGATTAGTAGGATCTGCTATTGTTCGTAAACTTAAAGACAAAGGATTTAACAATATTATCACTGCTACTAGACAGCAATGTGATTTAATTGATCCTAATCAAGTTAAAGGATTATTTGAAAAGAATAGGATTGATTATGTCTTTGATGCAGCTGCAAAAGTAGGTGGTATTAGAGCAAACGATGTTTACTCAGCAGAGTTTATCTATCAAAATACAATGATTCAAACTAATCTAATTCATTATGCTTATAAGCATTTTGTTAAAAAGTTCTGCTTCTTGGGATCAGTTTGTATCTATCCAAAGTATGCACCTACACCTGTAAAGGAAGAGTCTCTACTATGTGGTGAGTTAGAACCAACTAATGAAGGGTATGCTATTGCAAAGATACACGGCATTGAAATGTTGAAGATGTATAATAAGCAGTATGGGTTCAAAGGAGTGTCTTTAATGCCTTCTAATCTCTATGGTGTGAAAGACAACTTCCATCCAGAGAATAGTCATGTGATACCTGCTCTTATTAGAAGATTTCATGAAGCAAAGAGAGATAATTTAGAAGAGGTAAAGTGTTGGGGTGATGGTACTCCGATGAGAGAGTTTATGTATGTTGATGATATTGCAGATGCTTGTCTGTTTTCCATGTATCATTTTGAAAATGCAGAGTTACTTAATGTTGGTTCTGGTGAAGATGTCTCGATTAAAGAACTTTCTGAGACAATTGCTGATGTTGTAGGGTATAATGGTAAGATTGCGTGGGATACATCTAAACCAAACGGAACTCCTAAGAGACCGTTAGACTATTCTAAGATTTCTTCTTTGGGTTGGAAACCAACTTATAAATTAAAAGAAGGACTTGAGAAATCCTACAAGTGGTTTGTGGAGAATTACAACTAATGAAAGTAACATTTGTCTCAGCACTCTTTGATATTGATAGAGTTGATGGACGTAAGTGGGAAGAGTATCTAAAGTGGTTTGATATCACTCTTAAACTCAGAGTTCCTATGGTTTTGTTTGTCACTAGAGACATGCAAGAGTTTATTGATGAAAGAAGAGGTGATCTTTTTAGTAAGAATGAGTATCTAAAAACTCAAACTTTGTATCAAACTGTAGAGGATATACCTTATTACGGATTAAAGAATCAAATACAGGAGATATTAGATTCAGATCAGTATAAAAAGGATATATCTGATCCAGAAAGAATAGAGTGTAAGCAAGCAATGTATTCTGTAATTCAATACTCTAAGTTTCCTTGGCTTACACAAGCAGCAGAAATGAATCCTCATAATTCTGACTACTTTTTTTGGATTGATGCTGGTGCTTCTAGATTCTTTGATGGATATGACTTATCTCAAAACTATCCTAGTGAAGAAGCAAAAACATCTCTCGACCAAATGGGAGAAAGTTTCTTAGTTCAAATGAATACTGAGTATTATACAGACTTAGCAAATGCAAAAGAACTAAGTATAGATTATCTCTATGATAATAGGTCTTACGTGTTAGGATCTATGTTTGGTGGACATAAAAAGTCCGTATTTAAAGTTTGTGAGTTAGTTCATGATGTTCTTACCAAAGACATGCTTGCAAATAAAACAATCAACAATGAACAAATTGCATTAGGATATTTAATTAAGAAGTATCCTGATGAGTTTTCCCTTTATGAACGCACAAATGGGAAGCACATGGATCTATTTCAGGAGTTAGGATGAAAGTATCAATAGTCGGTCCTGGTATCATGCCTATCCCACCTACTGGATGGGGAGCAGTTGAAATACTAATATGGGATCAAAAACTTGCACTAGAAAAACTAGGACATGAGGTCGATATTGTTAATGTTCAAAGTCCTGTAGAGATTTTGCAAAAGATTAACAACTTTAGTCCTGACTTTGTGCATATACAGTATGATGATTTCATAGAACTGTATCCATATGTTCAGTATCCTTGTGCGATTACCAGTCATTTTGGTTATATTGAACAACCTAACAAGTGGGATTACTATGGAGATAGGATTGCAAAACCATTTGAAAGAATAAAACCAAATGTATTTTGTTTGTCGCCAGGTATTGCCGATACTTATCTTATCAACTTAGGCATTCCTCATGAAAATCTTTTTGTCACTCCTAATGGTGTGAATTTAGATAAGTTTAAAGTAGAGAGTATCCCTGAAAAATTATCTGATAGTATCTATCTTGCGAAGATAGATTATCGTAAGAGACAGTATATGTTCCAATCAATAAAGAACCTATATTATGCAGGAAATACTGCTGATCCTCGATTTGACACTAGCAATAATTATCTTGGCGAGTGGTCTAAAGAGAAGTTATATAATGATTTGACAAAGTATGGTAATCTTGTGCTATTATCTGATGGTGAGGCACATCCACTCGTATGTTTAGAGGCATTTGCTGCTGGATTAGGTGTAGTGGTAAGTCAATGGGCTGCTGCTAATCTTGACACTAGTAAAGATTTTATCTCTGTTATACCAGAAGATAAGATAACTGACATTAAGTTTATAGAGAATGAAATCTTACAAAATAAGTTCTATTCTATCAATCATCGTGAAGAGATTAGAAGTTATGCGGCAGAGTTTGAATGGTCTAAGGTTGTAGAAAAGTATTACATACCTGCAATGGAAACTATTATTGAAAATTACGCATGAAATTACGTAAGTCTAATCTAGTCAGCATCTTTGCTGGTCATGATGCTAATATTACATTCTATAATGGTGAGACTAATAGTTATCATCTTATTGAGATAGAAAGATTAGTGAAGAAAAGATATTTTAGATTGCATGAGGACAACTCTCCTGAGTATCAACGTGAGATATTGATTGAATGTAGAGACATTGCAGAAAAAGAATGGGGTATATCTAATGATTATGATGCAGTTCTAATATCTTCTGATGGATATCTGAATGTAAATCCAAGAGAGATATTTAATACAGAACATGTGAGTACAGTAGCAAGCCATCATACAACACATGCTCATGCTGCCTATCATTTATCACCATTCAAAGAAGCATTGATTGTTTCCTATGATGGTGGTGGAGATGATGGGCATTTCAATGTATATTCTGCAGATGGTAATGAAATAAAGTTACTTGAAAGAATTGAATCAGATTTTGGTGGTGGATATCTCCTTTGTGGTTCATTGATAAGGGAAGTTGCAGAGAAAAGCAGACATCAATTAGCACTATCAGGTAAGCTAATGGGTCTATGTGGATATGGTAAAGTGATACCAGAACATGTTCCTGCTTTCTCTGAGTTTTTCTTTGATAGAGACTATGAAAAACTATCAAATTGGACTAATTTGCCACTAAAAAACATCGATAATCCTTGGGATAATCCATTAGAAAACTGGGTATTTGAAGGACAAGATGGATATGATATCGCAGCAACGGCACAGGAGGCATTTGAAGATGCCTTCTTTAGTGTTCTTGATAAGTATGATATAAATGTGCCTCTCATCCTTACAGGCGGTTGTGCTTTGAATGTATTGGTGAATGAGAAAGTAAAGAGACAGTATAGGAGAGAATTATTTGTCCCACCAAATCCACATGATGGATCATTGTCTTTGGGACATATGCTTATATACAGAAAACCATATGGAAAAATTGATATTACATATAAAGGATTGCCTTTATTAGATCGTAATGAATTAGATGATTATATTCAAAAGTATGATGCGAAAAAAGTAACAAAGAAAGATATTGCATCTCTAATAAAAGATGGTAAAATTGTAGGACTAGTCTATGGTGATTCAGAAGTTGGTCCTCGTGCTTTGGGTAATCGTTCAATAGTTTGTGACCCTAACATAAAGGATATGAAGGACATTCTTAACGCTAAAGTTAAGTTCCGTGAGTGGTACAGACCCTTTGCACCTTTCTGTAAAGAAGAAGATGCTCATAAGTATTTTGACTCACCTAACTTTAAGAACCTTGAGTTCATGAGTTATGCACCAAGGGTCAGGGATGAGTATATTGAGAAGTTACCTTCCATTACTCACATAGATAATACTGCAAGATTGCAGACCGTAACTAAGAATTCTCATTCGCATTTTTATGAACTGTTGACTGAGTTTGGTAAAGTCTCTGAGACTAATGTTTTGTTGAATACATCATTTAATATTAGAGGTTATCCAATACTATCAACAATCAAAGATGCTCTCTATGCATTAGAGAACACTGAGATGGATTATGTTGTCATAGAAGACTACCTCTTTACTAAAAATGGACATTGAAATAGGAAACTATACCCTTGAAGGTATGGATTATGACCCAACAATACAGGACAATTCTGAAGGAAAAAGAATTCCAATAGAGGATATAGGATTTGTTTACAATTGTGTGTATAAACAGAAGCAAGCCTTTGTTCGTTCAGTAGAAGCAATCAGAGAAGTATATCCAGAGTCAAAGATATATGCTGTTTCTGATGGTGGGTTTGATTATTCTTTTTTAGAAGATGAAAAATTTATATTTTCTATGGAGGATGATTTTAAGTCACCGCTAAAGAGTATAAACAATACTAATTTCATGTTGCCTGAACATCAAGAGGCAACTAAAAAGGAGATGGCAAAAACTATAGAGAGAGTTGTAAAAGGTATAGAAATTTGTGGTAATCCTGAATGGATTTGTATGACAGAACCTGATGTTTTGATAAGAGGTAAATTAACATATCCAGAGAATGCAAAGTTGTTGGGGTCTAGAATTAACTATGCGGCAGTAAGTCAAACTTGTTTAGATCAATTCATGAATTTGAATATTCTTCTAGCAGAAGTAGAAACTTCATCACCAATTGTAAGGTGGGGTGCAGTGCCAGTTATATTTCATACAGAAACTTTCTTGAAAGCATTAAAAATATATCAGGATAACTTTACTCTCCTTGACAAATTTACTGAAAAGCATTATGCTCCTGGTACGTTTGACCTTTTTATTGGATTAATTTTTGCTCTCGTTGGAGAACCAGAAATGTTTAATTCAGAAGTAACTGAATGTCTAAGAAATCCAGATTGGGAAGACTCTGACCATCCTATTGTTCATCAATACAGAGAATACTATGAGGAATCTGATCATTATTGAGGAGATATAAATGAATCGTATCAAAGATTATGATAAATTAAAATTTGATATTGATAGATGGATGAAAGATTACTATTACTTTCATGCCATTAAAGCATTTGTTATTGGTGTATCTGGTGGTATAGACTCTGCTGTAGTCTCTACGATATGTGCTGAAACAAATCTTCCAACTTATGTTTTAACGATGCCTCTCTTATCCAAAGAGGAGAATTCAGAACTATCATTAGCACATGCACAATCACTTGTAGATAAGCATCCTAATGTAATTCATATGAATGTAGATTTATCTGATGTCTATGATAAATTCATAAGTAAGATTAAACCTTTTGATTACAATGACTTATCTAACGCAAATACTAAATCTCGTTTGCGTATGGTAACACTCTATCAGATTGCTGGAACTGTTGGTGGCATCGTTGTCGGAACTGGTAATAAGGTTGAAGACTATGGTGTTGGATTCTTTACTAAGTATGGTGATGGTGGGGTTGACATTGCACCCATAGCAGACTTATATAAGACTGAAGTGTGGGAACTTGGAAAGCACATGGGTGTAGATTCTCGCATTGTTGATGCAAAACCAACTGATGGTTTATGGGAAGATGGTAGGTCTGATGAAGACCAATTAGGCACAAGTTATGAACACTTAGAAGAAGCAATGGAACATGGTACAGGAACTGCGATAGATATACTACAAAAATATAATGATAGAAACAAACACAAGATGGAACCTATTCCTACATTTAAATTGGAGACTGTGAAATGAAAAAAGTTGCAATGATAGGTGTTGGCAAACTAGGTCAAGCCTGTGCTGAAGTTATGGCAGAAACATATCCTCTTGTGGGATATGATGTTGCACCAAGAGAACCAAAAAACTTTCCTATGGTTGGTTCTGTTAAAGAAGCAGTAGAGTATGCTGATATAATCTTTGTTGCTGCTCCTACGCCACATGATCCATCTTATGATGGAAGACAACCTACTCATCATCTTCCTAATAAGGACTTTGACTATACTATTGTTAAGGGTATCTTAGCAGAAGTAAATCAATTTGCTAATAGAAAGCAATTAGTTGTATTGATATCTACTGTTTTACCAGGCACCACTAGAAGGGAGTTAGAACCACTTATAACAAATGCTAGGTTCGTTTATAATCCTTACTTGATTGCGATGGGTACAGTGGCATGGGACTTCACCAACCCAGAGATGCTTATGATAGGAACTGAGGATGGTTCTCAGACTGGTGATGCTAAAGAGTTGATTGATTTCTATTCTCCTATGATGAAGAACAATCCTCGTAATGTTGTAGGAACATGGGATGAATGCGAATGTATTAAGATCTTCTATAACACATTCATATCTGCCAAGATTAGTCTTGTAAATATGATACAGGATGTAGCAGAGAAACAAGGTAATATCAATGTGGATGTTGTAACCAATGCTCTTAAAGATTCTGATCAAAGAATCATGGGACCACGTTACATGAAGGCAGGTATGGGTGATGGAGGAGCATGTCATCCTCGTGACAACATTGCTTTACGTTGGATGTCTGATAATCTTAATCTAGGTTATGATATCTTTGATGCTATCATGGAAGCAAGAGAGATACAGGCTCAAAACCTAGCAGAGAAACTAGTTAGAACAGGATTGGAAAATGTTGTTATCGTAGGTAAGGCATATAAACCTCATGTTGAGTATATTGATGGTTCATATAGTTTGTTAGTCGGACACTATGTTGAAAAATTTGGTGTTAACGTGTATTATGATGATGATTATACTGGTGACAAACCACCTTCAAACTTAGGTGCTGCTGCTTATCTATTAGCACATGACCCTGAGACTACATTCTTGGGTTGCTTAGACCCAGACCCAGAAAATCAACAGAATGATATATTCCCAGAAGGTTCTGTTATCATAGACCCTTGGAGAAAATGTCCCGATGTTGTTGGATGTCAAGTAATTCACTATGGAAACACAAGGTTTAATGGATAAGAATAAATCTGCATACAAATTAAAAGGTATCGGTCCTATCTACTGTATTAATCTTGATGGACAACCAGAAAGATGGGAATACATGGAGACTCAGTTCAAACACTGGGAACTAGAAAACTATGAACGTATCTCTGCTTATGATGGTAGAGAAGATGACTTAAGTGACATCATCACAGGACGTTATCCTGAGATGATGCTATCTGGTGAGATAGGATGCACTACATCACATCTAAAAGCAATGAAGCATTTCTTGGAAACAAGTGATGCTCCTTATGCAATTGTAATGGAAGATGATTGTGACCTAGAGTTGGTCAAGTTTTGGAACTTTACATGGGCAGACTTATATGCTCACTTCCCATATGATTGGGATGTAATTCAAATGGCAATTATATGCACTGGAGACTTACATGTAAAACTTCATAAGAGATTTGTAAATGATTTCTCCACTGCTTGCTATGCTATTACAAGACATCATGCAGAGAAGTTAGTAAGGTTGCATTGTAGAGGAGGATATACTGGTAAGCAAAAGTATAAGTTAGATCAAGGTGTTAAACCAAGACCTGTTGCAGATGATTTAATTTATAACTCTGGAAATACATTTGCTATACCTTTATTCATGTATAAGATTGAACTGGGGTCTAGCATCCACCCAGAACACGTTGAAGTATTTCATAAGTCAAATCATACTGCTCTATGGAATTATTGGTCACAGAGCAGTGCAGGGATTGATATTATAGAACAGATGAATTACGATCCATATCTTGGAAGGATAACAGAAAATAGTCAAATGAAGCAAAATCCACCCCAAGAGTGACAACCACATAAGTGACTGTCATATGTTGACACCGTTTCAATAATTTGGTATTATAAATAAATGCATACAAAGGACTCGAAATATCGTAACCCTGTGTAGATGTCAAAAGTATCCCATGTCGGGGGTACTATCATCCGCAAGGGTTTTTTCTTGCGAGATACTTAAAAACAATCATGTCAATCAAATCAACAATCGCAGCACTTGCTGCATCACCTTTCTTATTCGCTGGAGCTGCTTTTGCTGGTCCTTACGTGAATGTAGAAGCTAACGCATCATATCCTGATGGAGATTACACAGGAGCTACAACTGATGTTCATTTCGGTTACGAAGGATCTGCTTCTGAAGGTCAGGTTGCATACTATGTACAAGGTGGCCCTGCATTCACTCACACTGAGTCTACAGATGATACAGAAACAGATCTATCTGGTAAGGTAGGTGCTTCTTTCGCAGTATCTGATGCCACTTCACTTTACGGTGAGATCTCTGGAATCACTGGTGAAGATTCAACTGGTGAAGATGTTATCAACTGGGGTGGAAAAGCTGGTGTTAAGTTCTCCTTCTAAATATCTTTAGTTCGAGATGGATCGAGACCTCTGCTTTGCAGGGGTCTTTTTTTTATGCTATAATACCAACATGAAAAAATCTGAAGAAATACAAGACATACTATTGCATCCACTCTGGTTTGGTCCAGTGCTGGTGATGTTTACTTTTGTGTTAATACAAACTCTTCATACTCTTACTCATTGGAGGATGGAGATAGATGCTGACGCATATTGTAGAAACAATGCTGAATGGGTGAATAGCAACACTAATGATGATGATTATTAATATACCTTACAGAAGTCAAGAGATGCAGTTGACCGTATCGGGATATAGTGTCATCCGCACTTAATATTATACTTAACATACGGTAACATAATATTATGTGATGGGGGTCATAACGACCCCTTTTCACTGTTCGGTAAACACTAATGTAAAGTTTCTTTACAACATTTAATGTTTGCTATATAATTATGTTACGTTACTTAACAAAAGAGTTAAAATGACTTCTTCAACTGCCGACAAGTACACAACTACTGAATACGGCAAGCAAAACATGTTCGGTGCAGAAGTAGCACCTTGGGTTGACGAGAATGCCAACTATGAAGGTTATGCTGCTAATGCAGAGAAAACCAATGGTCGTTGGGCAATGCTTGGTTTCGTAGCATTACTTGGTGCATATCTAACAACTGGTCAAATCATTCCTGGTATATTCTAAATGACAAGTGCAACTACAAAAATCAAAACCTATTGGCAAGAAGCAGAACAAACTAATGGTCGCCTAGCGATGATGGGTTTTGTTGCCGCAGTCGTCAACTATGGTTTCACTGGCTGGATTATTCCAGGCATCTTTTGAGATAAAAGGTCTCTTACAATTCTACCCCTATTCAATCTAAGAAAATGAACGAAAATGCAGAAAAACAAAATGGTCGTTGGGCAATGGTTGGTATCATTGCTGCTCTTGGCTCCTACGCTTTCACTGGCAACATTATCCCTGGTATCTTCTAATGTCTAACAAACAAATCTTTTTAAAAGCAAACGGACGTGCAGCAATGATTGGATTCATTGTACTCTGTGCATCATACGCTACAACAGGCAACCTTATTCCAGGTATCATCTAATGACAAAGCAAACACAAAAAACTGAAGACAAGGTAGATTTTTCTATCGCTGAGAAGTGGAATGGCATAGCAGCCATCGTTGGATGTGGAGCACTTATCGTATCCTATTCCCTATCAGGACAAATCATTCCAGGTTTTGTATAATGACACCAGAAGCAGAAAAATTTAATGGTTGGATGGCAATGATTGGTTTCGTTGCAGCACTTGGTGCTTATGCAACCACAGGACAAATCATACCAGGTATATTCTAATGACTTGTAGGTTGTTTACGATTACTAAATCTACTTTAGTAAAAATACTAGTGGCAATAAACTTGCCATGGCTAGTGATTTCTGCAGCAACCTTTTCGGTTTTCACTACCGTCATTTAGAACTTTACAAATCTAAATAATTATTCGTAAATGCACACAATAAGAACAAAAACATATGGGTGAATTCCAAGCAGTTAGTGATGTATCATCATTCACAGCAATACTATGGATATTTTATCCAATGACATTGTTAGTAGGAATAGAATTATTTCTTCGTGCATTGAGGGATGATGACGATGACGATCAAGATGGAGGTCAAGGTATAAGGATTGGACAACCTAAAATGCAATATGCCTCTAACGCATCAGGTGCATAATGGATTTTCAACATTCATATTGGAGATTTGCTGAACGCTGGAATGGTCGTTTAGCAATGGTCGGTGTAATAGGTGTCCTAATAATCTTGACAACAAGGTAGAAATACCTATATACTTATGTTAAGTAATATTACTCACTCATGTATCAACTAATTTTTGTTGCAGCAGTAGCAGCAACCGCATACACAAACGGACTATCATTCGTTTTTAATTAACCCTATAGCTGAGGAGCACAAGCTTAAATGACTCGTTTAAAATCAAAGATATTAGAAATTCCACCGTCAGCACATGGCATTTTGGAATTTGCATTCTTCTGTGGAGTAGGTTTCACAGCAGGTTCACTAGGTTTAATCTAATGAAAACTTTTATTCAAACTTCTTTCTTACTTATTATATTTGGCGTAATTATTTACGTTCCAAGTATCGCATATACCTAATGATTAACGTTGCAGAAACATTTAAAATGGTTATAATGATAACAAGCAGTGTCTCGATGATTACCTTGTTATGGATGACTATGATGTATTACATGATGGAGGAGTGATGGTAATGGATAATTACAGCAACGAACAGATGACTCTTCGACAAGAGATTTTAAAAATATTATTTAAAGAATTTGGAGATGGGAAATATTCAAACAAAGCAATTTATGAATGTGCTGATGACTGGTGTAGTAAAGGTCATAAGATTTCATCAGGAGTTGTCAAATATTACAAAGCGTATTATAATAAGGTTGCATAAATAAAATACTTCGATATAATACAATGCAGAAAATAATCAATGTACTCGCTGTTGCGTCTTTCGCTGTATCTAGTTCCATTGCTGCTGGTGGCGTATATGTATATGTCAACAGGGATTCCATCATTGATGGAGTTAAATCACAAATTATGGGAGGGATTGGTGGAAATTCTTTAGGTGGTGGTGCTCTTACAGGTGACGTGGGACTTCCTACTCCTCAAGCATCTAGTCCTCAAGCAGTAGTACCGTCAGGTGGACTTGGAGTTCCTAATTTTTAAAAATTAATGTGTCTATATAGTAGACAGTTGCTCTGCTATTATGCCTGAAGAAGTAAAAGAAGTAGAAGAAGTAAAAGAAGAAGAGCAAGAAAAGAAAAGTGCTCTAGGTAAATTGAGAGATGCCATAGTACCAGATCACGATGAGCAACTTGCTATCGTTAGTACATTTGTTCGCCTTGGTATTTTGGTGTGGTCGGGTGGAATCTTAACTTTGAACTATGTGACAATTCCAAAACTGCCACAACAAAAAATTGATCCAACTTTTATAGCTTCGGTATTTACGGGGGTATTAGCTACCTTTGGAGTGCAGACTGCTAAGAAAAGTAATGATGGTACGATGAAAATGAATGGTAATGGCAACGGTAATGGTGCTAATGGAGGCATTACTAAGAAAGAAATGGAGGCATTACTTGCTAAAGTATCTTCTGGTCCTGTTCAAACCATTAGAGTAGAACAAGCACCTATAAAAATTACCACTGATGATAAATCAGAACCATTTAAAATGTAAACAGAGGTTAGATTATGGACAAACAAGTTAACTGGACTAAATGGATTGCTTTAGGATTGGGAGGTATCATTGGTATTTCTCACATTGGTATGATTGGTATTCTTTCTAATCGTAAAGCAGAAAACGCACTACCTAAATTAAATCTTCCTGATGTTGGACCTTACGGTTCATATAAAGTGGTTGCAGGACTGGATGGTTATAGTGTGGACTATAAAGCAAATGATCCTAAAGTCATGCTTACCACCAAGGACATCGTAAGAAAGGGTGGATTTTTAGGACTTTCAAATGAAACAACACAAGTTGTTCAGGAATATACAATGGATGGTGCGTTTCATCATGGCGGTCCTGTATCAACCAAATCAGCATGGATTGACCCCTCAGCATTAGGAGTTGCTGGCGAAAAAAAGATTAGTGCCAAGACTGCCGAATGCATTAAAGCAATCGGTGGAGCAGAACAATCAGGACGCTTGGTTGGGTCTAGTGTTGGTGCTGCTGCTGCTCCTTCCCTTAGTGGTATTCCCTTTGTTGGGTGGCTTGCTGCTGGTTGGGTCACGATGTTTGGAGGCAATCAAGGTGCTGAGATAGGTGGTGGTATGGCAAAAGGACTTAATGACGCATGTTTAGAAGAGGTAAATTAAATGTGGAACTTAAACATTAAAGAAGCATTCCATACTGTAAAAGAATGGGATAAAAATATGGCATATAAAATTCAAGGTAAGTTTAAATTGTCCAATTACCAAATGCTTTGTCTTTCATTTGCAAAAGGATTAGTTATAGGAGCAATTTTACTTTAATGGAATTAACTGAAGAGAATGTACTCAAAGTGTTAGAGGAACTTATTCCTTATATTGAAGCTGATGGTGGATATCTTCAACTTTATGAAATTGAATATGAAACAGGATACGTTAAAGTAAAATTAGGTGGTGCATGTGAGACATGTGCTATGAGTACTATGACATTAAAGCAAGGTATAGAAAGTAAATTAATGCATGAGATACCTGATGTTGTTGGAGTTGTTCAAGTTCTCTAACAGAGTGTTGGAGTCCACACTAAAATAGGCAAAATTACTCAAGTGTGCTATAAATATGGATAGTATGGGATTGAAGGATCATGCCCCTGACTCAACAGAAGCATTACACAGTCGGTTATCACGACACACAACATCATCATTTTGAAATCTGCGAGTACGCTGTAGATTCATATGAAGCAATAGCACACAGCAAAGAGGATGTTCCTTATTTACAGGAGCATCCTCATTTTGTTGACTATTGTATAAGCGAAGAGGTTAAAAAAATATCTGATTTTATGGCATCAGGTATACCAATGGGACGTTAATATGAAACACGAAATAATGTGGTGGATGAGCCGACTCACCATCATGGGAACTTCTTTAAGTTTGTCAGTATGGTTGGCAGCACAGGCATATGCTTAGTATATAATTATAAATAATCACAAACATATGTGAACCTTATGCTTTCTACTCAATATAGGTTGAGGTTAGATGCAATCTGTAAAGATATTGCTTCAGGAACAGAAGTCAGTTTAGAGGACATGATTTGGGCAGAGAAATTATCTAAAGCAAATACTGCAGCAAGAGGTATGCTAAACACTGCAAGAAGAATGAGTACAAATCCTACAGATTCTTTTCTGAATGAGTTGAATATTGGAGACCCCGACTCAACTCATCATCGCAGGGGTTTCGGAGATCCGCAAGATGTGGTAGACTGGTTTCATAATGAAAGATCTGATGACTGGAGACAACGTGACTGATGATTTTGCACCTCTTGATTTTAAAAAAGAGGGTATTGTATTAGATTATAAAACTGCTGGTGTTGATATAGATGCTGGCAATAAATTTGTAGAGGAACTCAAAAGAAAAGTTCCTAAAGTTGGTGGATTTGGTGGTATGTTTAATGTTCCCGTAGGGTACGAGGAACCTGTTCTGGTATCTGGAACTGATGGTGTAGGAACTAAGATTGATATTGCACAAGCTGCTGGTGACTATACAACTATTGGTATAGATCTTGTTGCCATGTGTGTGAATGATATAATCACCTGTGGTGCTGACCCGTTATACTTCTTAGATTACATTTCTACTAAGAAGTTGGACGATAATGTTGCAGATATCATGGTGGGTATCCTTAAAGGATGTGAGATAGCAGGTATGCAACTGTTGGGTGGAGAGACTGCTGAACATCCTCATTATCAGATGAAGATTGACCTTGCTGGATTTTGTACAGGTATAGTAGAGAAGAAAAATATTATCGATGGTAAGAGTATTAAACCAAGTGATAGAATTATTGGACTAGCAAGTAGTGGACTTCATAGTAATGGATATAGTATTGTTAATTATTTGGCACGTAGACTTAAACTAAACTATTGTAATCATCCTGAGTTACTTACACCTACTACAATCTATGCACCTGTTGTAAAGAAACTGTTGGAGAAAGTAGAAGAAGTATATGGTATGGCTCATATCACAGGTGGTGGTATTCCAGAGAACTTACCACGTTGTTTGCCTAAAGGATTGAAAGCACATGTAGATTGGAATGCATGGAGTGTGCCAGAGATCTTCTTAGAGATTCAACGTCAAGGTAATATGGATGAGTTGGAGATGAGAAGAGTATTCAATCTGGGTATTGGATATTGCGTGATTGTTCCTGCTAATCGTGTTGAGCTTACCATGAATATTATTAAAGATGAAGGTATAGAGTGTTGGGAAATTGGAGAGGTTTATGAGTCACCCTAAAGGTTACACCAAAGAAATGATCAAGGAGATCTTAGGAACTTCTTGGCCTACTATGGGTGATACAGAAACTGGTAATGAAATGAGAAAGAGAAAGGGTAGAGAGATGAGGGAAGGAAAGAGACCTTATCCTAAGTATCCATCGAAGGAGTCAAGGATAGCAGATACTTCAGGTAAGTTTGATGAGAATGGAAAGTATATTTATCCAGAAGGATCTGGATTTAATTATGTGGAGTGGTGTAAAGATCATCCTGACTCCACAGAGGCAGGAACATATGGTAATAAGGTCTCATGAGTGATGTAGTATGGTCTGTTAATATTATGGTTGCTATACTTCTTATAGCAGTAGCAATTGTAATCTACTACATATTTAAGTATGACGAATGGTATCCAAATGGGAGCAATGAAACCACCGAGCAGAAAGAGCTGCTACAACTTCCGAGTGACGGAGATTAATCGTGTTCTTGACGGGGATACTATTGATGTCACCATTGATCTTGGGTTTGATCTATTCAAGAAAGAAAGAGTTAGAGTTGCAGGAGTTGATACGCCAGAGAAAAGAACAAGAAACCTTGAGGAGAAAGCATTGGGAATAGATGCTACTAATTGGTTAAAGAAAAAATTGGAAGACACTATTGCAGGTGATGGAGATGAACTTACTGTTAGAACAGAACTTGTGGGTGGCACTGGGAAGTATGGTAGGCTTCTTGGTTGGCTCTATATTAACGAGGATACTGTTTCATTAAATGAACAGATGATCACAGAAGGGTATGCTCATGCCTATGATGGAGGCACTAAGGATATGAACCTTGAGAAACTACGTGAGATACGTAGATCATTTGGAACACTCGTAGAATAATGGACGTTAAAGACACACTAGTCACAGGAGGAGCAGTTCTCGCAGTGGGAACTAGTAGTTTTGTTGGTGGTAATGCTGTTGTTGATAAAGTCAACGATGGTCCTACCAAAAGACAAGATGCTACGGTTGAACGAGTTATGATGGAACTCCAACCATATATAGATCAAAGGATTCAGCAATTGATTCCTACACAAACTGGTGCTGTAGTTCCTACAACAAAAGCACCACAATTGGATTATAGAACTAACGTACCACAGAGGTAGTATGAATTTATTAGCAGCAGCAAGTCTTGATTTGAACGAGGCATGGAACTTATCATGGGGTGAAGGTATTCAATTTATATTGGTACTTGCCTTTGTATATTGGTTGAAGGTTAAGATAGATACACGAGCAGGTCTTGGTAAGAAAAAATTAAGGCAGTTAAAGACAGTCATCAAAGAGGCAATTATAGAAGCTAAAAATGAGTGACATTACAGAAAAAGATTCAGAGCAAGATGTAAAGATTGCTGTCATTGATAGCACTCTTGAAAATGCCACTCGTCGTATGGAACTGATTCATAAGAGAATTGATAGAACAGACGAGAGAATCACAAAATTAAATGAGGATGTAAGAGAAAGAATACGAGCACTTGAGAAATGGGTATGGGGTGCTGGTGCTGTGCTTACTGCCTTTATTGTTATAGGAGGTATTGTAGGTGACTTAAATATCATTCCTGATAGAGAAGAAGTAAGTGAGGTAAGATAATGTTTGGACTTTTTATAACCACAATAGCAGTACCTTTCGTAATAACCACACTTTTATTTGGAACAAAGAATGGTTATTATGATAGCGATGACTATACTGGTGATGGTTGTGCCCATGATGTCAAACGATGAATAAACTTCTTGCATACGTAAAGGATACAGTTAGTGCTGCGAAGTATATGCTTCAAGGTATGTCTGTTACCTTTGACCATATGAGAAGAAGACCAGTAACTATACAGTACCCTTATGAAAAACTGATACCATCTGAAAGGTATCGTGGACGTATACACTATGAGTTTGACAAGTGTATTGCTTGTGAAGTATGTGTTAGAGTATGTCCTATCAACCTCCCAGTAGTAGACTGGGTGATGAACAAACAAACAAAGAAAAAAGAACTAAGAAATTATTCAATAGACTTTGGAGCTTGTATATTCTGCGGTAATTGTGTAGAATACTGTCCCACCAACTGTCTATCAATGACTGAAGAATATGAACTATCTACATTTGACAGGCACTCACTTAACTTTGATAACGTCGCTCTTGGACGATTGCCCACTTCTGTTACAAGCGATCCCTCAGTTAGGGCAATGCGTGAGTTGGCTTACTTACCAAAAGGAGAAATGGATCCTCATGATGTACCAGCAAGTACACCCCGTGTAGGAAAATTACCCGAACAAGTATTGGAGGAGATGAATGGCTCTACCTAAACATAGTGGACCAGGTGCTTTGACTAGAAAGATGTTTGGTTATACTGCACCTAATCGAGAGCAATTGATAGAAGAATTAGAATATATAACAATAGAGATGGGAGGAACTATGAAAGTTAGTCCTACTCAAATAGTAATAGATGTACCAGAACCATGAGAAAATTTCTCTCCAGTGCTCCAGTATTAGGAATGATATGGATCACACTAACTTCAGTAATGATTTTAGAAGGTCTTAGAGCATTCCCAGTTTATAATGAACTCGCTGGTGGTAAGTGGGATAGTGTATGGGAACTTACTATACCAGCATTAATGTTTATATACATTGCTGGATGTATTGGATGGGCAGGTAGAAAATATTTAATTGCTGTGAGAGGTAGAAAGGATGCAGCAAT